CCATCAAGTATCTCTAGTTCTGCCTCGGTAATTGCCGCTGAGCCAATAGTGAAGCCAGTAGCGGTTACAACCCCGGCGGAAGTTACATTAGCTCCGCTGAATGTTAGTGCGGTAGTCGTACCAGATTTAATAATCAAATCACCACTGGTGTTTGTAGCCGAACCGAAGGTGGTACTATCAGACTTGAAAAATACATCCCCTCCAGAGGCATTAAGATCAATATCACCAGAAGAATCCAATGTTATCGTTGTACCATCCGCCTCAAACGTTCCATCAGCAGTTATAGTAATATTTGCAGCGGCAGCGGCATCATCAGTGGTTACAATAGATAAAGTCCCGTTAGTACCAGCAGTAAACACAGCAGTGTCACTGGCAGAACCTGTCATGGTAATAACTTTACCGTTGACGGCTACATCATCGACAGTAAGTGCAGTTAACGTACCTAAAGATGTAATATTAGACTGGGCTGCACCTGTGACGGTAGCTGCGCTACCACTAGCATTACCAGTTAGGCTTCCAACAAATGCTGTAGATGTAATTGATGTAGCACCTGTCACAACGCCAGCATCTATACTAATTGCGCCATCCAATAAAATTGCAGAACCAGCAGCAGGTTCAATATTAATTGCCGCACCAGAATCTAAAGTTAAAACTCCTGCTGAATCAATATCTACTGTACCGTCTGCTGTAATTTGAATATTAGCGGCGGCAGCGGCAGCGTCAGTTGTAACGATGCTAAGTGTGCCATTAGTACCGGCAGTAAATACAGCGGTATCACTGGTAGATCCTGTCATGGTGATGACTTTGCCGTTAACAGCTACATCATCAGCCGTTAAAGACCCACCAGTAATAGCCCCTGTTGTGGTAATGGTGCTAGACCCGGTATCAATAGTGCCAAAACCGCTAGTAATTGACCCTGAATTCAACGCACCAACAGATGTTACACTAAGAGTATCTAATACACTTTCAAAATAGGTTTCAAAGTCCGTAAGCGCCACCTGCTTCATGGTGCCGCCGTCATTCACAACTACACGATCAGCATCTGCAAGGGTAGTTCCTGTAGCAGAAGTGCCGCCATCCATGATATTAAGTTCTGCGGCTGTGCTGGTTACAAGCGTTCCACCTAATTTAAACCCGTTACTTCCATCATGAGAGGCAATATCAAAATCGTTGGTGCCATCAGCAATAGATACATCACCAGTGATGAGGAGCGTATCCGTCCCATCCTCATCATATTCCATACTGACATCTTGACCACTACCAAACTTGATCTTCTTATCGTCTGCAATGAAGATATCACCCCATTCCAAACTCGTAGTTCCTAGATCCGCGCCACCAGAAGCATCGGGTACAACCGCCGTAGTAGCTGTTATGGTAGAACTTGAAAAAGTACCTCCTATAGAAAGAGAACCCGCAATATGATTAACACCCTCTACAACATTTGTACCATCACAGTACAACCACATGGATTTACCAGTAGGAACAGCAATACCTGTCCCAGAAGCTGTCTTTAGAGTAACTGTCTGAGCGGTCCCATTTTTTATGAGGTAGGTTTTAGTCAGCGTAGGACAGACAAGATTAGCTGCACCCGAAAGAGAGGTTGAACTATCTGTAAGATTTAAGATAGCTGCTCGAGCTTCCGCAGTAGTACCATTGGCCGTAGACAAGGTAGCCGCGTTACCACTCCAAGTGTTTATGGTTTTAAGTCCCGCAACAGCTTCCTCGACCATATTAGTGATATTTTCATTAATCACAGTTCCCCAAGTACCACTTAACTCGCCTTGGGTAGGAAGTGCTAGTTTTAGGAGTGTGCTATATGCTGTTGCCATTTACAAAACCTCATGAATAACTAAGCCACAATAACTATAGCATTTGTTGCGGACGGAGCGGGCCAACTAATTGTAAAATTACCGGAGCTAGACTCTAAATCTCCTCCGAAATCAATCACTGCCACCGATGGATTACCTGATGCAGATTTATAGATCAACGCCCCTCTTGCGGTGATGGAGGATGAACTCCAAGTTACATCTGTGAAGTCCACATAAGCCACGGTACCAGAAGATGTGACCCCCGATGCTACGGGAAGAGTCTTACCCCCAGCGGTATATCCTGTGCCGGAAACCTCATTAGTTGTACTATATGCTGTAGTAGAAGCCCCCAAAGTAGCACTAGATGTGTACAAAGCGATCTTAAACGTCTGAGATGTATCGCTACTAAAGTCCATTTCGCCGCCTAGAAGAGCCGCTTTAAAGGATGTGCAAATGGTTTGGGTAATAGCCATGATCTACCCCTAGGACACAGGTGACCGTAATTGCCCGGAACGGTAAGAATCCTGCCGTAATTTCCCATCAGTGGTACGCTGCAGTAACTGCAGTGCTAGCAAATAATGTTGTTGATACATAGCTACTACATCTGCTTCACCCTTCATGAAGCGTATTGCTTCCATAAGAGTGCCATTTAGCAACGCGGTATCAAAATTATCTCCTAGGTATGTGCCTCCGGCTGTCACTATAGACGTAGGATACTTAACGTACACATGCTCTATTTCATAATTTTGATCTGGGGTGGGTGCTAGCAGAAACCTTACATTAGATCCTACAGTACTATGATATGCATAAAATTTAGGGAGACCATACTTAGCACTAGTATTAACGGGATAAGCGTCACGCAGAAAATTGGAATCTTTGTTTAACACATAATAAGTCGTACTACTGCTAAGTATCGCCAAACTATGAGTGTACAGGTAACCATCAGGAGTAGTATAGAATTTATTAGTGGCAGTTAACGGCCCTGCATCCACATTACGCATAGCTGGCAACTCAACAGAATTATATATTTTCTGTTCCGCCTGTTGCGCAAACAAAGCATGTTGGGCTGCTGTAAACGTCTGTTCACAGATATCCTCAACGTTTGTTTTCAGGGTAGTGTAGTTCATGACTTACGCCATAGGCCCCCGTGCCCACAGTCCCTTCGTAGCTGCACCGGTACCGCGAACCTTGATCTTGCGCTTTTTTACCTTACCACCCGCATGATATTCCACTTCAACACCCTGCCTTTTGGCTGTTGCTTTGGCCTTGGCTATCCCGGCAGGGCCGTAACCGAAATGTTGATTTCCTACTTTAGGCATCTTACTCCTCCTATGAAGTTGTTACTGTAACTTGCCCCAAAAATATAGTGGCAACAAAGGATAACTTGGCTTCGTTTGAACCTGAATACACTTGTTCCCTACTTGTTGCATACCCAGCATAATCTACTCTAGGATCTCGTACTGCTTGCGGATCGTGAACAGGATACATTCCAAGTTTGTGTTGCGGGTGATCAGGACTCCAACACTCGGAACACGCTTTTATATTGGTATCCTTACCTTTCTCGAATACGTTACGCAATTCCCGCAATTTATACCTAAATCCGCATATATCACACTCCGCTATGGCATTTTTGCCCGATGAAAATCGGTCTGCCATCGTCAAATACTACTTATCCGCGGCACAAACCGAGCCGATACTTTCTCACGATCCTCATCAGCAGCCAGAGAATATTGTTCTTCATACATCCCTTTTAGCAGTTGAATACGTTCTGCAAGTTCAGGAACCTTTACGGCAATATGATATGCTAGCCCAGCAACCAAGGCGGGCAAGAAACGGAAGCTCATATCTGCAGTTTCCACCCCATTACCAGCATCCTCTACCCGCCGCATACGCCAGTAAACAAACGTATAAGAACCATCACTCGGGACAGGCCAAACATTAATTCGGGGCTGGGCCGTTAATCGTTCGATCCATACCTGTATTGGCCTACCAGTCGTTAACTTGTTAGGGATTGCGGCATAAGTACTCACACTTATACGACTTATAGTAAGGTCAGACTGCGTAGCAACATTACCAGAATTGGTGCGGATTACGTGATCAAGGAGGTCTATCGTATCTGCAGGGAGGTTATATTGGGAAGTATCAGCGGTGAGGGATACCGTACCACTATCAATAGTCCACATATTGATGCCACGATTTTGCCACTCAATGGTCATCAAATTCATGGATCTGCGGGCAGTAGCCAGATCATACCCCGAACGCATCTCTCTTCCGGCACGTTCCCACGCCTCCTCCGCAATCTCCGCGAAGTCCAGATTAAATGCGGTAGTACCGGACGTGGCCATTTATTTTTCCCTTGTTAGCCCTTCATTTTAGGAACGACGGCGGCGAGCTAAACCAGCACGATGGACTTTACCACCAGAAGAATACCCGCGTACCCTACCGCCCTTTTTATTGGGTTTGGGGATTCGTTTCCCAGTCCTATCCGTATTCCAAGGAAGCTTTTCAGAACCAGGGATTGGCGCAGCCATGGCCATCTCTAGCTCTTCTTGCTCTTTCTTCTTACGTCGAGAAAAACGTGGTTTTTGTTTCCTATTGGTGCGAGCACTCTTAATATTTTTAGGGATCGACATTTTTTAGCCCTTCATTTTGACCATTTTGGCCTTGCGAACACCTTTTTTGACCTTACCGGCCCCGCGAATCTTACCAGATGCCTTAACTCGTTTACCTGAAGAATACCCGCGTACCCTACCGCCGCCTTTCTTTTGTTCCGTCAATTCGTCAATAATTTGTCCACCTCTATTTTCTTGTTCTGTTTGTATATCTGTTAATTCTGGTCCAGACATTTTTCGAGATAGTTTTTCTTTTTTAGCCTTCTCCTCTGCCCTTTTATCTCTATCTTTCCAGTCATCTAATATTGTACGATTTCTAGGAATACGCTTTCTAGGAATACGCCCACTCAAGCTGTCTTTCCGGTATTCGCGGGGAGAGAACTTGTCTTCTTCTGCCATTTTCTTGCTCCTCTAGGCGTAGAAGAACGTCATCATGTCGATTGTGGCAACGGTATATTGCACAACCATACCATTCGGGAACAAGATGCCGTCTTCAGGAATTGTCCTGTCAACAGTGGTATTGTCGGTACCTACCGTTCTTGATTTGAACAATACCGAACCATCTTCAGGGGTATTATCGTAGAACTGGATAACTCCTGCGGTACCACCGGAAACAAGAGAGAAGCCCTTTAGCCGCATACGCTCGGTAAAGACAGCTTGAGCCGCACTTGCCTGACTACCTACAGTTATATTTGCCGCGTACTGCGTGGAGCATACCACCGAAGAAACTGTTTTAAAGTACTTACTACCATTGACAGCTTCAGCAGAACCCGTGGAAGTTATAACTTCGCTTATACTGTTCCCGTGGGTATCTGTTCCGGTAATAGTCGTTGTTTTACCGCTATCACCAGTACCGGCAGTTGTAACCGATAAAAGTCTAGCACCACCCGAAGCAAAAGACGTATTTGCTAGCGTTGCTGTGGTATTAGGTCTTGCGGCTGTAACGATAAAGTCTGCATCCGCGACAACCTCATCGCTGATAGTGATGGCCTTTACGTCTGAACGACCTGACATACTAACCTCCTATAGAAGGAAGAGGGGCGCTAACCCCTCCTCGGTTTTATTACAGGTTCATCCAGACAAGAGAGTATTCTGTGGTAGCATTAACCGCCATCACCTGACCGATGTTTACAAGTGTTGAACCTGAACTTGGCTCAACGGCTCCTGCTGTCGAATCTGATCTCATACAGTTATGACCAAGAACTAAAGTACCTTCAGTCAACAAGGCTTGTGGACCGGATACAGTAAACCAGCAATAGTAATCAGCCGTCACATCAATGACAGTTGCACCCATCACTGCTCCTGCTTCTGCTGTAGGAGCAATAACTACCTGTGAATACGGATTATGGATCAGTGAAAGCTGCGAACTCGTCGTCAGAGCAGTTGCCAATGGATCATAAGTCGTAATCACAACAGAAGGATCATCAGAGTGATCATGCGCAGGGTTAGATTTAACCCGCATGGTTTGACCTTCACCGTTAACATCATTTACCCAAAGATAACCATCTGCATATTCATTAAGGGTCAAATCATTGCCCCCTGTTTCAACAGAAATATCAACTTCTGCGACGGCTGTAGTGGCAGTTGCCGTCATATTCAGATGATTAGAATCCTGAGCTTGATGCGCAACGAGTTTACCCGCGGTAACAGCGGTTCCGCCTAGTAACCCATAACGATAAACATTATTACCGTAAACGAGTACACTGCCCAAAGGAAAGAGCTGCGTGGAACTTTCGGCCCAAGGGTTAGCCGTATTAACCTGACTCCCACCCTTACCGATGATTACGTCTGCAGGACCATAACTTGTTGCAGCAGCGTATTGGATATGGGCACCACCTTTATTGTAAAGGTTACCCGCTGAATTCATATTAGAATATTCTGTATACGAACCTAATGTCGTACTTTTAGTAACGGTTTTGAAGCCGTTTTCAGAGCGGATTGCTCCTGAAAATGTAGTATTAGCCATGCCATTCTCCTGTCGTGGCTAGTGTCAGCTACCCGATGCAGCTGTCAGGGAATAATAATAAGATATAGTAAAAGAAGGGGGGTAGCAAGTACCCCCCCTCTAAAAGTCCGAGTTGTCGTTAGGCTCCAGGGGAACCGTAGATCCCAAGGGGATCAGACACTCCGAATGAGTAACGCTCACGGGCTTTGTACCGGCTATTGCCAGTATCAAAATCGGCATCCATGGACGTAGACATTGCGCTACGTACAAAATGCTTCAAGCCGTTGGGAACATCAGTCATAAGGAACCAAGCATCGGTATCGGTCAGATAATGATTAACGGCATACCCCTCGGGGACAGAGCCGTTATTGCGGAGTGCATTTAAATCATTGTCTGCCGTATTTACGCGTCCCTCGGTCTCCAGCAAGCGAGTTGCAACGAATTGCAGTGCAGGCGGGATAATGAGTTTGCGAGGCTTGGCCGCAATCAAGAGACTGCGCTCATCGGTCCAACCAGCGATGGATATAACGGCGGCTTCAAGAGAAGTCTCGTTAAGGTCAGCACCGGAAGTAGGACGGTTTGAGTTAGTGCCACCAGATACCAACGGGTGAGCGGTGGAACATAGATATTGCCCATCGCCATAAGTGCCTGAATCAAAAGCATTGTTCAAGATAGAGGCAGCTTTTACCTGTTTGGTATACGCCATAGCACGGGCCAATGCTTTGGTATAACGAGATGACAAGGAGTCATACAGGTTATCCTCAATAGCTTCCTCAGTGATTGAGAAACCCATTGCAATGGTCTCGTGAGTATAGCGAGCAGTCCATGCTTCCTGTGCACTGTCATACGAAATGGCAGAGCCTTCGTTTTTAACAGGAGCCGCAGAAAAGCCGGAAAGCTTGGTTTCTTCTTCAAAAGAGCGGTCAGAAGATTCTTTCTCAAAAATCTGAGCGTGCTCTTCGCCATACTTGGCGTACTCCATTCCGAACAGAGCGTTCAGGCCGGGAAGGAGTTCTTTAAGTAGTTGTGCGCGTGAAATAGCCATTGTCTACTTCCTCCTTATACGCCGACGGTTTGATGGTAGCGGTGATAGCCTTGCGTGAATTTAACGATAAATTCAACAAAGTTACCAGAGCTGTTTTTAGTGTCTGGGACCACATCAACAACGGTCATTGGCAAGATGCTTGTCACGTTATTGATATAAATACCCATACGACTATTACCCGTGGTGGTAAGCCCCGTGTTCAAAACAAGTTCCGCATTGCAGGAAAGTGAATTGCCACGAGAAACAAACGCGGGTGTAAGACCGGTGGAAGCACCATCAGCCGTGGAACCCGTGCAATTAGCCACCCGAAACAGTGCATACGGATCGTCGCAAATGTATGCTTCGATATCGCTTGCAGTTGTACTCGCGGGGTAATTC